TGTTGATTTGGGTGCAACGCATTCTGGTTTTTGGCGATCAGTTCTGCTTTAGAAAAAGCATGTTTATCATTGTCACCTTCAATGTAAACTTCATAAGTTACTGTATATCTCATAGTTTTGCTTTAATATTATACTACTAATATACAAAAAGTTTATGACATAAAAAAATCTGGGTGAATTATTTTACTTTTTATTTTAAAGTATTTTTTCGAGTATCTTTAATTTAAACTCATCCCATCTAGAAAGAGGTCCTGACCACATTTTTCTATCGTCTAACTTTTCCCAATGATTATATAAAAAACGTCTAATAAATAGAATATCCCAATTATCAATAGTAAAATGTTTAACTTCTGCTCCATTAGGAAGTCTAAACTCAAAAGAAAATAAAGCCCATGGTTGAAAATTATGAACAACTTCAAAAAGTGTAAATCCCCAACATCGGTCTCCATCATGAAGGAATATGTCTAATAGATTAATCTTCAGATTCCACCTGCGTGTCTTCCACGCTATCTTTTGTAATATTTTCATCTTTGTTTAATTTTTTAATTGGTACATTCCACATATCATCCCAGAATATCATATTATTATCCATTTTCTACTAAATATGTTAGTTCACATTCTGGATCATCAATGATATCGACAATCGTAGGTTTCTTAGATCCGTTTGATTCTAGGATGTCACATGCTCTGTCGAATGCACTTGCGAGTATACAACCATTGATCCCAGAACTAAGATCACCAGGAACATCTAATATGCTCTCAATGTACCTGTGTATAAAGTTTTGTTCTTCTTTAGATATAATCTTCGTATTCATCGAAATCGTTTAGATTAGACATTTTTCTATAATCAATCATCTTTTCTTGATCGCGTTGCTTTTTCCTTTTAAAATTAAGTTTTCGTTTACGATCTTCAGGGTTAGATTCAAAATCTTTTTTATTTTTGCGCTTTTGCATGACGCCTTGGATTTAATATGTTATTTTTCAGGAGTGTATTTAGTATCTTTGTATTCCCAACTATCTCCAGCGGCCGGAGTATTGAGAGTATCTGTAGAACACCATACTGGCGGAGGTGTTGTATCGGTGTTATCGTAATATGGATTAGGCGTATACATTGGAATATTTACAGTTTCAGTCTTTAATAGAACTACTGCTTCTTCTGTCGTAATCTTATTTTCGTCTAATAGTCTTTGTACAATACTTGCTTTTGTCATGATTATTTAATATTAGTTATCGAGTTGATAATCAGCAGGTGGTAATTCATCTAGTAAACTACCTGGAATAATAGGTCTGTTATTTACTAATTCTGGTTCCCCTAATTTCTCAAATTTGTAAGTTGGTTTAATAAATTTATTTAAAGCTTTACCTTGAGATTCTGCACTTTCAAATAATAGAAAGTCTTCTAATGATACGTCTTCGTAAACATAAGTTGCATGATTAAAATGTACTGTTAAATCTTTAGTTGTAAAGTTATACGCAGCATGCGTTATTGTTGAAGAATCGTAATATGAAGTAGTTGATGTTCTCATTATCTAATGTTTAATAGTTATACATAGATAATTTTTAAAGTTTCAAAAATTAATTACTATTGATTTAATCTATCAAGTGGAGATACTGCTGGTAATTCTTTTACTTTAATTCCAGTATCTTGTAATGCTCTACGAAGATCATTGATAGCTTTAGTAATTTTACCAGTATCTTTACTACTGTTACCACCTGTAACTCCGTTAACTACGCCTCCTACTAATTTACCTGGTATACTAGCTATTTCTGATAATATACCGCCTTGAGTATTTTGAGCATCTCCAACAGAAGTTTGGAATTCCATTAAAATGTCAGCTAGTCGTTCCATTGCTTCTTCTAAGGATTCTCCCATTCTTTCCAAAATATCACCGGCAGAACCTCCATTTGCAAGTACTCCAAGTGCTTCAAACATTTTTCTAGATTCTATTAGTTTAGTAATATCCATACTATTTACAGCTGCAGTAATACCTGGCATGCTACTAGATGTCTTTCCTGAATTTTCACCTATAGCATTCCACAGTTCAGTTTGTGCTTCATATCCTGCGACTGGTCTTAATCCACTAACTCTACCTACAAATAAACCTTTATATTCTATAAGTTTATTTTCATCTACTGAATTTATGGCTTGTGTTATTTGACCTGACGCTGATCCTAATTTTTGATATGCGTTGCCGACTGAATCAAATAACGTAGATCTAGTTGTTACAGCTGATTCTTCTAAGTTTGATAAAGAACCTCCATATATGTTTGAGAATGCATCTAATTGTTCAGCTTGTACTGTGTTAATTGATCCTACTATTAATGGAATAGCAACAGCCATTCTAAGATATGACGCAGTAAGGGCTCTCATGAATTTTTCTTTCAATGGAAAAGCCTCAGCTGGTGATTCTCCACCAAATATACTAGCAAATGATTTTGCTTTATCTACTGTAAATTTAGCTATTGAGTCTATTATCTTAGGAATTGCTTTACCCATTTTAGCGTATGCGTCTCCTAATACTTCAACAAAATCACTTTTAGCATCTACTAAAGATATGTCGTTATCTCCAGATAATGTTATAGCTTCTACTATAGCAGATATTTTTTTTCTAACACCATCTGCATCTGTGACTTTACCTGTAATAGATACAACATCATCCACTGTTTGTGCCAAACTAGCATACGGTGAAGCCAACATTTCTGTAACCTGAATTCCTTTTTCAAAACTATTCTTACTAAACCAACTCGTGTCTGCTGCATCTCCTTTACCAATATCTTCAAATACTGACGCTAAACCTTTTATGATAGCCTTTGTATTCTTAGTTAAATCTTTAACCAATTTACCTACATTGCCAATCGATTTATATCCTGTAGGTTTACCATCTTTATCATAACCAGATGGGAACTTTAAGTTCGCCATGTTCTGTACTCCGTTTGCTAAATTGTAAAGAGGTGTTCCCATTTCTTGAACAACTTTAACACCCTTTTCGTAATTAGAACTACTAAACCATCCGCCACCTCCGTTTGCTGCTCCTACTTCTGCAAATGCACCAGATAACCCAGTTACTATGTCTTTAACGTTTAATGTTAATTGTGGTATTGCTTTTGTTAGATTAATAGTTTCATATCCAGTCGGTTTACCATCTTTATCAAATCCTGTCGGGAACTTTAAATTCGCCATGGCTTGTGTTCCTTTTGCAATACCTGTAAGTGCTTTACCCATTCCAGCGACAGCTGAAATACCAAGTGCTACTGGTGATTTTCCTCTTTTACCCTTTCCGGTCAAAGCAGCTAAAAATCCTTCTTCGCCGGCTTCTCCTGGATATTTTTCATGAACTCCTGCGAAAACACCCGCAAGTGCGTCAACAATCGTTTCCATATTACTCTTGAGGTCGCTTAAATTAACTTCTCCAAGAATTCCTTTAAATAGTCTTAAACCTGTTGCAATACCTATTATTGCAGCTGAAGCTAAAAGTAATACCGGTGCACCTGTCATAACTCCAAGTATTTGCAAAGGTCCTAATGCTACACCAGCGGCAATTGCTTCTGTTGCAACTTCAAAGTTAGTCTTTTTACGACCCTTACCAAAACCTAAGAAACCTTCACTAACTTCACCAGAAAATCCAAAAGGTTTGCTTGATTTTTCGTTAAGTGTTCCAAGTGAACTGAAATCTAAAAGTCCAAGTACGGCTAATGCTGCTGCTATTGTAATAGTTGCCACACCTGCCACTAACATTGCAGCTGAACCTAATAATATCAAAGGACCAGCTAAACCTGCTGCTGCAAATCCAAGCGCCAATCCACCTATTATGATTGCTATTTGCTCAGCTTCTTCCATTTTCATACCCTTAACAACGGGTCCTATTATAGCTAAACCTGCGGCAATAACCATTAAAGAAACTCCTACCGCAGCCATTGCTGCAGCACCTAAAGCTATAGCCATAGGAACTGGTCCAATTCCTGCTAAGCCAAATACTATACCTAATCCTCCAACTATTCCTAATATAGCTAAAGATGTGTCAAGATCAGGAACAGACGCGCTGATCATATCTAATCCAAATGACAATACTATTAATGAAATGGCTCCAACTATTAATGCTCCTGCACCTTTAACAATATTTTCAGCCGCAAAGCCTAAAATACCGAAAATGATACCCATTCCTAAGACAATACCAAGCGATGGTAAAGCATCTATCAATGACATAGGACCACCTTCTACACCAGAACCACCTAATTGGCTCATAACAAATTTCATAAATAAAAGAGTTAAACCTAAAATTATTACTGAACCTGCTGCAAACATAAGTGCCTTTGCTCCTTTTTCTATTTGATTTGAAAAAAGACCTACTATAAAGAATGTAAGTCCAACTGCGCCAACCACAGCTAAAACTTTAAACATAGGTTCGGCTCCAACTGCTGATATTATTAATCCAGCTAATGCTAGAGAAACCACTAAACCTAATATACCTAAACCTGCTGTTGCTAAATTAGTACCTACAGTTTTTAAAGTTTCTGAAATTCCCATTTCTTCTAGCAACATAAATACACCTCCTATTGCTAATACTATTAAGCCTGCGGCTAAAGTACCTTTAAGAGCTGTTACTGCTATTAATCCAATTATAGCAAGTGAACCAGCGAGTGCTAATAAATTAAGACCTACTTCACCTAAATTATTTAATGATTCTAATGCTTTTTTATCTAGTGATTTTGTCACAAACATCAACGTCTTGACAACCAAAAATAATAAAGGAGCCCATATAGGAATAGTAGCAGCTGCTACCATAAGAAGCGGTATTGCTAATATAATATATCCAGCGAATGATAAAATAGATTTTGCGACATCACCTAGTTTGGTTAATCCACCGACGATGGCGTCCATTTTTTCTTTTAGTACTTTACCTTCCGGTGCTCTTTCTAATGCATCGACAATAAATCCTAAACCAAGTCCAATAGGCTTAAGAGCGGGTGTAACAATACGAAGAGCGAGTGCTTCTGTAAAATTTGCTTTACCACCCATTCCACCTTTAAGGCTTTCTATGGCAGTTACTAATTTATCAACCCTTTCGTATAAAGCACCACCTACAGAAACTGAAGCAGCGGTTGTTGCAGTATTTGCAGCAACTGCTTTCATCGATTCTTGATCGTTACCTAGTCTATCGAAAGCGCTTTGTAAAAACTTTGGAAATTGCAAATGTTTATTAAGTATTTTTTAAGTATATAGAAACACCACTTACGTGGTGTTTCTTACTACTGTATTATATATCTTTAAAATTTCGGCATCTTCATAGAAGGTGCTTTCATTGTTGGGATCTTGGGCATCGAAGGCGTTTTATATTTTGAACTCATTGAATTATGTTGTTCATTTGCCTGTTCTTGTTGATCCTCTGATTGTTTATTCTTAGCTTTGATGTACTCTTGAAGATTCTGAATATAATACCAAAACTCGTAGTAATACATTTCTTCAATCTCCGAGGGCTGCATTCTAAGATGTATACCCAGGTAGAACTTAGTCTTAAAGTAATTCTCCAGCGAGATCTGAAATAATGAAAAGACTTTTGATGCCACCTGGGAAATCAAGAGGGGCTTTTGCAATCTCCCCGTCGAATTCTGTTTCAAGTGTAGTTTCTACTCCAATTTTCATTTTTTCAGCTAATCTATAAACGATCATGAATTTCTTTTCAGACCAAGATTTGTAATCAACTTCTAAGTTAAAAATTCCTGGTAAATTAAGACTTCTCCAATTATCAGCAATATAAGGTAAAATTTGTACAAATGCCTTGTCTAATTCTACTTCTTTTTCTTGCCTGTCCTTTAAATAAGAAGTAACTTCTTCCATTATGCCTATAGTAGGAGGCTTCATTCTAATAACACCAGCTGATCTTGTTTTTATTACATATGTTCTTTCGGTATTACTATAATAATCTTCTATTTCTGTAGGAACTACAGATGGGATTAAGTTAGAAACAGAAAGTTCAACATCTACTTGTCTTTTAGTTTTTTCAGTTTTACCCTTTAAAATAATTTTATTTTCAGGTTCTGGAAAAGATAAATCTCTGATGCTAAGTAAGATAATTATCCTATCTTCTTCCAAGAGGTCTTTATATGATAGTTTTTGCTTATCAGACAATAGTTGAGTACATGACTCTACTATAGCATTTAATTTTTCTTCCATGTCGATGTAGTTGGTTTCATCCATCGTTGAAAAATGTCTAATTTCCTTCGCTCTAGCAGACCTAATTTGTATTACTAGATTTTCAGGATAAAATTTACCCTTAGACGGAAGAGTATCTTTATTCAAAAGATGCCAACCTAACATCTGATCAGCAGATTTATCTGGTCTTGCTTGTCCAAATTGATCCATGTTTACCTTTCCTAATCCAACTGAAGATATTTCTTCAATCATTGCATCAGCTTCAGTATCTTGTGGAGATTCTACTGTTCTTTGATTAATTTGATCTTTGGCGTCTAACGCTTTCATAGCATCGCTATCGTTTTTTTTGTTATTATCGCTCATATTACTTTTTATTTAAGTTTTTAACAGTTTGTTTAATAAATGATTTTTGTTCTATTTGTTGTTTGCTCAATTCGGCTTGGATCAACTGTCTAATCCATGCGCTTACTGATACAGGTCTCTCTTCGTTTTCTAGCGCTTCGTTTAGAATGACTCGATTAACATGAGACACTTCATCTTCTGTTAAGAGAACCTGAAGTTTTTTTGTTAATTTATGATTTGTCATAATCTTTATGATATGTTAATAATATAATATATTTATCTTACAAAATAAAAGGAGGCATCATAAGCGATCCTCCTTTTAAAAAGTTATTAGTTTAATTCTTCTGCCCAAACATCAGCTCTCCACTGAACTTCTAAGTCTACAGGCTCTGGAGCACCGTAATCTAAAGTTCCAGTCATTGGTAAACCTGATACAATGAAACAATCATCAAGTGTAATCTTTCTGTAAATATCACCCTCTCTGTTAAATTGTACAATTACCATAGTACCGACATAGTTCTTCTTAAGACCCATTTCGCCAGTTTCTGGATTGTATGCTGCTCTATACCATTGTCTCATAGTTTTATATAAGTATGCTTGGTTAGAGTCGTTTAAATTTAATGTAAAGTTTACAGTAACATCTACCGCAGTTTGATCTATCATACCTGCATATGATCTAGTTGCGAATTTGTATTTCTGTTCTACAGGTGATACGGCATTGTGCAATGTATCTAGACCTGAAATTGATTTTACATGTTGGAGCAATAATTCTTGTCCAGCTACGCCGTCTGGAGGTAAAATAGTTACCTCAAACAGGTTTCCTTGTACCGGTTCAAAATTTTTGCCTTTTTTGGACGTTTGGTCCTCTGAATAATGTGGTAAAGCCATATCTTTAATTTCTTATTTATTTTATATATCTAATTTTGTTATGCAAAGTTTCCAGTTGCGATTTCTCCTGTGTTCAAGATAGTTACTCTCGATACTAAGATTTCAAGTCCTTTAACTGGCTCAACAAATGTATCTAAAATACCCATGTTATTATCGATTACTTCGTTAGTGTTATTTGTTCCGTCCATAATATTTCTATAGTCGTATACACCTCCGTCTTTTTTAACTGATTCCATAAATGAATCTGCTAAAGTCTTAATCTCTAATCTTGTTTGAGCATTATTGAATTCGAATAAGTAGTTTTTCAAGATTTCTGCTAAACCATCTTCAATGTAGATCATTGCTTCTCTCACGTGAGCTGAAGATAACGCTGATTGAATACCTTGTTGTGCAGTCTTATTACCTTTAATGGTTAAACCAACGCCTCTTTCGAATACGATTGGGTTATATCCAAATGGCTCTAAGAAATCTCTGTCATCTTTATCAAATGCAAATTCTAAACCTTGTACACCTATTCCACCTACAACACCTCTTCTTGGTCCTGCGATGATAGACCATGGTAATGCGTCTAAGTATTTGTCGATATAGTTGTTTGATACGTATGCTGCTGGTGGAATTACTTTAACTCTTCCGTTTTCTAACACATTTAAACCTGGACCATAATAGAATCCGAAGTTTGCACCTTCACCAATTGAAGGTAGTGTGTAGATTGAATCTGGGTTAAGGTCTAAATTACCTCCAGTTGAAACTAATCTTGCTTTAAATACTCCTTCTGAATCCTTAAATGAAGGATTAGTTGCAGCTTTAAATTCTTTTACCATTGGTGCGTTAAGAATTGCAGAAGCGTTTTGTCTTTCTTTACAAAGTTGCGATAATTGCTCTTTGTTTAAGATTGTGCCTCCAACTCCTAATGAACCGAATGTATCAACAACATATCTAAATGTAATTGCATCTTTATCAACTAACGTATTAGCTAGACCTGATCCTGGAACCATTACGTCTAGTAATTCTTTAATAGATTTCTCAGTTTGAGTTGCACCAACTAATGGGAACATAGTATATGTTGATGTAGACTCTTCATATCTCTTAAGAGCATATGCTGGTCTTTTGACTATGTGTCTAGAAATACTGAATCTATAAAGAGTTGCATCATCTTTGATTTCTTTTTTAATTCTTGTAATTCTTGCTGCTTTAATTGGAGTAGAATCATCTTTATCTGCTGGTACATACATACCAACTTTAATGTTTGACCAATCAAAGTCATCAGATACTGTATTTACTGTGAATGTAAATTCTCCAGCTGAAGTGTTATCATAATTATATGCGCCTCCACCTAATGGGAACATTACAGCTCTATCGTTTTCTGAAATATCGAATTGTAAGAAGTTTTCTGTTGCTACGTGCACAAACGGTAAAATTTGATTTAAGTTACCGTTGTATTCGACAGGATCGAATCCTGTACTTCCTACAGGAGATATAACTGTTTTTGCCACTCCGTTGTAATCGACACCTTCATCAACATTTCCTACTAATACAAATTCTCCAGCATTAACTGATTTTAAGTATTTATTATTATTTGCAAAACCAGGTTGTGTAATAGATTGACTGTCTATAACTATATTTCCATTTTCGTCTACCGATACTGGTACATTAGCAAAGGTAACTGGCGTTACGCCATTTTGAGAAAATGTTTTATATGCAGATTCGTTTGGCGCTCCAGTTAAAGTTAATGTTGTATTAGCTCCATCATAATCGATATCTGTTACTTGTACATATTCTCCGTCTACAGATGATTCAAGCCACTGGCCTACAAGAATGTCTGCTCCTGCTCCACTACCATCATAATCTAATATTGTCAATTCATCTCCAACAATATTAATTATTTTATTTAAACCTGTTACTGTACTAGGTGCAATAGCTTGATCAACTCTATGTGAAAGTAATTGATAATCTTGATATACATCAAATGTATTACCTACTAAGTCAATTTGTGCTAACGCATCTTCATTTATTGCACAGAATAAACCTGTTCTTCTAGCTTCGATGTTAATTAAAGTTTCAATGTATAATTGACGACCTTCGTTATCCATGAATTCTGGAATTAATGATCCAGTATACTGTGCTAATAAACTAACTTCTCTTAATCCAGCGAATTTAGCAAACTCAGATCTTAATAGACCTTTATCTGTAAACATTCCACCATATGTTGGGTCGTTATTTAATTCTGCCGCGTCGAATTTACCTTTAAAGATAAAAACATCTACCATGTAATCTGATACGTATTCTAATTCTTCAATTCCTTCTGGAATATTAGCTTCTCCATACCATTCTCTAGCCGTCAATTCAAATCCGGCAGTATTAGCTGCTTGTCTTACAATAATTGTAATTGGATCTTGTTTGATATTTGTGAATGTTATGGCGTGATTTGAACCTGATTCTGTATTTCCAGCAGCTTGCAATACTTTTAGATCTGAAGGAACCCAAAATTTATCAGTATCAAATACTGAACTATATTGTACGCTTTGTGGAATATCTCCTAAACCTTCTTTTGAAGAATTAGTTGCTGGTGATACCATTGCAACTGTATCTAGGTCGTCAGCTATTGTTAAATTTAAAGCTAAAATTGGCCCTCTAGAAAGGGTTTCTTTTGCTGATCTGTGGAAAAACATTCCTTTTTTCTCTAGTGACTTGTCAACGCTACCGAATATTTGCGTAAATTGTTCTACGTTTTCTATATAGACTGGAATGTTGTAAGGACCTTTTTTAGATCTACCTACAACTAATCTAATAGTCTCAGCAGGGATATTAACTGTCTGTGATTTGTCAAACTCCAAACGATATACGCCTGAGCTTTTGAACTGTTGTAATTGAGGACTTAATGCCATAGTTGTTCTATTTTATTTTTTTGTTCTTTTATTATATATCTATTCTAATTCTCGAATTTATTTATATCAGGTCATAAATATCATATTGTAAATCTCCATCTGTCGTGCTATCCTTATATAAGACCGTTTCCATTGTATTATATATATCTGGATCTACAAAATCTAGTAGTTCTTCTACATAATCTGCGTAATCTGTTGTATTGAAAAATTCGGTTGAACTAATAACTGTCATTATTATGTCGTCATTTCCCATTTGTGCTCCATACCCTCCTCTGGGTAATGCTCCAAATAAACTAGCTTCTGAAATAGTTTCGTCATGTGTAAGATCTAATCTATTTATCTTGTATAATTTTGCAAAATTCTGGCAAAATATAGCCTTATTATCTGATTTGATTTTTATACCAGGTTTTAGTGTTTTTGCATCATGTCGGTGTCTAAATTTAACTACCATCTCGTCGTCAAAATCATTTCTTTGTGGAAACACAGATCTTAGATATTGAAATAATATAGAACCGTATGTGTTGTATTCTACAATCATTTTTACGTTTTCTGAATAAAAGATATCTACTGATAATGTATACAGCACCTTTGCGAAATCTTCAATAACATGTTCATTTGATCTAAATACAGCAACCTGATCTAATTTAAAGAAATCGTACATTGCACCTGGGTTTAATGTATTTTCTATTTCTTTTTTATCCATAGGAACTACTTGAAATATATTAATAACAGATGCATCTCCTCCATTTCCTTCTGCAATATCTACAGAAAATAACCAAAAATTACCTTTGCTTTTAGTTTCTTCAGTTTCAAAATTGGGATTCCATTTTAAAAAACCTTCAGTTTCAATAGAAATATTTTCAAATTCTTCAAAATCATGATAAACATAATTTTGCATTCTCTTTCTCATCTTCTTCATATCTACTGGATCTAATAAAAGATTTGAAGAAGAAACGAATTCATTTCCATATTGTTTATTAAATGCTTCAATTGAACCTAAATTTCCTAACTCTCTTTTATACCATGCGTCATCTCTATCTGGGTGTTCCCACCAATCAATACGCATTGCATTGTATTCGTTATTCCCACTAGCTGCATCTGCATATATTTGATAAAATTTATTAAATCCATTTGGAGTAGAAGTAATAGTAATTCTAGAAACCTGTGAAGCTGAAAGAGTAGGATATACATTTTCATAAAAAGAATCTGCAATAGAAGGGTGAATGTGAGCAAACTCATCTAAATATAGATTATGAATTGTAAAACCAATACCTGATTTTGCGGTAGTTGATTGTCCTATCAATCTACATCCATTGTCACAACGCACATTCATTACATCATATTTAATAATGCCAGGTTTCATAAAGAATGGTAAATTTTCAACAACTGTTTTTGCTTTATCAATAATTTCTTTAGTTGAATCTGATTTATTGGCTAATAAAAGAGTATTTTTATCAGTATGAAACGTTAAGTACCACGCATTAAATATAGATGCTGTTACTGTTTTACCCATTTGACGAGAAGCTAGAACAATATTGAATCTTTCGTGTTGAAAGTTTCTGAGCATTTTTTTTTGATAATCTCTTAGTTTAACCTGTTTAATTCCTTCATCTGTCATTACTACAGCATATTTCTCTGCAAAATAAACAATATCCGTGGCACATCTAGCTAATTCAGAAACTTCATCGTCTGTATATTCAAATACAATATTACCTTTGCGTAGAAATTGTTTACCCTCATAAAATGGCATAGCAACTTTAGGTCTATAACCTTGATCCATTGCTAATAATAAATCATTAACTTGTTTAGTAGACCAAACAATTCTATCAGAAGTAGCTTGAGCGCCTTCTTCTTTAGGAATCCACCTATTATCTCCTACGTAATCACTCATATATTATTCTGTTGCTTCTTCTATATCTTCAATGTCTTCTTCTGGAGAATTATTAATACCTGCCTGAATTGCTGCCATCAAATCTTTAGTACCTCTTTGAATGTTTTTATTTTCTGTATCTCCACCAGATTCTTCTATCTCTCTAGTATCTTCTCTTTTTCTATAAATTTCAATATCTCTGGCTATTCTTTTTGTAGATTCTTCAGCTGCCATTAAATACATAGTCTGAGATTTAATAATGTCTAACATTGATTTCTGTAATGTTGCCAAAACTTCGAACATCCTAGGTGCTAATTCACCATCTTCTATTGTTTGTAAAAGTGTAGTTAGTGCTCTTTCTCCTGCCTGTAATTGATATATTAATGATGACATTGTCATCTCATCCATTTTCTTTTTAGCCGCAATATATTCATCTTTTTCAATAATATCTGCATCTAAATAAAATTTCATTAACGAAGTAATTGTTTTCTGTGCCTTTGTTGTAGCACTAGACTTTAATTCTCCATAACTTATTGCTGGTAAAGTATCTGATGGTCTAGATTTTATAGGCAAATCTTTAGGATCACTTTCAACATCTAAACTAATATTATCTCCGATCAAATCGTCTAATTCTTTACGAATTTCATCTGCTTGTTCTGAGATAGTTCTTTTCTTATTGTTTTCTTCACTCATATTATTATATTATATTTTATATATCAAGAAAATAATTGTAACAAATTTAATCTATTTTTGTTACAAATTATCTATTTTGATTATATCTTCTTAATTGAATAGAAGGAATCGCGTTGTCAATGATTTTTGCTAAATGATTATCTCTTACAACATATTGTTGAAGTATATTCAAATGCTGCTCAGATTCTATTGGTTTTGAAAATAATCTTATGTTTGTTATTTCTAAATTACCTGGCATCAATGACCATTGTTTAGCAACGTCCCACGAATAAGGAAGTGTAAAATCTTTAGTTTTATGTAAAACGCTTGTTATGGTTTTTGTATTAGAATTTGCAGTTTGCCAATTATTCATAGGATCTAATCTATATAAATCGGTCGTCATTGATCCATATTTATTATTTAAATTAAATACTAATCCATACCAAGTTTCATTTTCTAAAGATGAATCAAACGTGTATGTTTCTGTATCTCCGTTTATTTTAATATTTAAAGAAGCGTCGTTTACTGATAATTCTAAACCATCGTTACCTGTTTTACCCGTTATTAATATGTCCGTTCCATTATTAGAAACGAATTTAGGTCTAAACCACATAGTGATAGACAAGTCTTCGTTTGTAGATATTTTAGATTTTCTTTTATATACAAGCGCTTCTATACCTTTATCTTTAATGGTACTTAAATCGTAGCCATTTTTACTAAGTATTGTCCATTTATTTCTAATTTGCTTATCTGTAATTAATAATTGATTATGAATTCTATCTCTAATTCCATCTCCAACTGGAGTAAATACAGTTTGATATTGTTCAGGTTTAGTAGTTTGTGTATATTCTTTTTGTATTTCTTCTCCAAACACCTCTTCAATTCCAGTTGTTAAATTATCTAACTCTTGTTCTAAAATCTCATCAGTGTTAACATCTCCTGAATTAAACAACGTGCTTGTACGCTCCTCGTATTTTTTAAGCATTACTTTCCAATATGTCATGTTCATATTGAACTCGTCTGCAAATGCAACCGAACTTACTTCGTACATTCTGTTCATTAATGGAAAATAAAGATAATCTCTACTTATAGGACTTAAATTAGGACCAAATGCAGATTCAAATTGAGTTTTAGTTATGTGTATTTCAAAGTCCTCAAATCCCATTCCGAAAATATCATACTGAAACATCTGAGATGGCATTTCGTTATCGGGGACCATTATTTTTAATTGTCCTTGTTCTTTAACGTTGTATAAAGAATACTCCATTAAAATAACATCGCTTGTTCTTTTATCTGGTTCAACTCTAAAATATTTAACTTCATGTCCCCACATTTCTGTAGAAATGTCACTAAGCTGCGTATACATTTTAGATGGCTTACTTAGATTATATGGATTAAACATATCATCTGTACATTCTGCTACTATATTTGCACATCCGTTTGCTAAAAAAGGATCTACACACTCTGTACAAAATTGAGGACAAGATACAATCTGTCCGTCTTCTTGTTGAATTTCAAATTCAGTAGAAATTAAAGTTAAACTACTAAAAGATGATAATCTATCTACTGTTAATTTAACATCTAACCACAATGGTTTTCCCGGATCAAAATTTAAACCTAATATATCTCTGGGTCCAACTCCTATATTCAAAGGCCTTAGCTCTGACATTTGACCGCCATCTGATGTGAGTGGATTTTGAGACCATCTAAATTCCATTTCAAACTGATTGTTTGGATTTGGCATTAAATAAAATTTAATGTTTTCTGCTGAAAAGGGAGCAGGCTCTTCTGTTGTAAATTCAGTAGGACTTAATATAGTATCGACAGTTAGCACATGATTTACAACTATAATTTTGTGACCTGGCTGTAAATTTAGATTTGTATTAATACCATATATGATATTTGTACCACCAACCATAGTTAAACCACCTACTGTGTTAGGGTTACTGAGACCTGTTAGAATTGACCATGAATTAATGCCTGTTACATTTTGGTATGGTTCTACTAATTTAGCAAAAAGAATATCTCCGATTTCATCGGCTGTGAAATTATTTACCATTAAAATTAATGACGCAATGTCTTATTTTTATTTATATATCTGATTTTTTATCAGTTATTAAATACATTTCTGGGTCATCAGGTTCGTATGGTTCCAATGTTTGTATTAAAACATTTAATATAGTAAACAATTCAGCTGTATTATTTTCAGATAAGTAAACGTCCAATATATTTAAAAAGTGCTTTACCTTAATTATTGTATAATGTTCGTCTTCTTTTAATAAACCGCATTGGTTTAATATTTTATTAGCCAGATACATTTCATGTTCATTAAATATATCAAATAATCTTAAACTACCTCTAAGAATTTTAATGCTATATTTAATTGTTTTTATTTGGTCAACACTTATTACTCTATTGTAACTTGAATTTTTATTAAGATTACATTTAATCCAAGTTAAATTGGGCATTGTTTTCAATGACTGAAAAAGAAAATAAATAGAAGTAGCTTCCTTATGGATAGTAACATCGCTAACAGATTGAAATCTATTGATATCTGATCTAAAGTATTCTTGTAGATATTTATTTAACTTTTGAACATTTACTAAAAGCGCATCGTCAGATATTTTCTTTACACCTGGATCTCTTGCCATAATTCCCCATAACTTTAAATCAATAGAGTTATATTTGTATAATGTAATATCAACAATTTCTGTAAAAGTATCTTTAATTTCTGTAGACATCTATTTGTTCTTCAATTTTTTTTAAATCAATGTAGAGTTCTTCTTTGGCAAAATGTTTTAATTCATTAAATTCTCTCATGCCTATTTCATTCTTATCTAGAAATAATTGAATTGCTCTATCACCTGGAATGTATTTATCCTTCTGTTTTTTTTGAGCTTTTTTAGTTTTAGTGTAAAACCAACCCGGAACAGATTTAAATCTTTGAGCTACCATTGCCCAAGATTCAACGACATTAGCGCCGTTTATTCCATTTATATTGAAGTGATTAGCGTTTGATGGATATTTAATAGCCATAAAACGATTAATCATGAAGTGATGTCTTTTTTTATTATGATTCTTTATTTTAGAATAAAGAGATTTCTTCGTAAACATTATCTTTACAAAGTCAAATAATTTTGTTTCGTCTAGCATATTAATTATATGTAGTAATTTATTATTGTTTACTTAATCCATTCGTCAAATGCATCTATATATGCTTGTAAAATATCAATGTCACCACCATCTATGTTTTTTCTAGCGTGATTGATTACTTCTAAATGTAAGCCATGTGCACTAGCTTCTTGAATAATTTCTTCTATTTGCTGTTCTACACTTAATTCTCCTATACTCATTTTAAAATAATTTTTTTGATTTAGGTTGTTCAGTTGGTTTTGTTTTTTTACCTACTAATTTCATTGGTGGCTTTTCTTCTGTTGGAATATCCATACCTGCAAATGCATCAGGTGCAAATGAAGCACTCTTGTCTAACCAAGCTGTGCCCTTCAGAATCTTTTCCATATCCATTACATTATCTATATTGTCGAGTGCACCTTCCCAGTCCTTCTCTATAGACTCATAGATGGCCTTTTGAATTGGATCTGGAATAGTTTTTACATGAAGTAACATCAATGATATGTTATTTTGAATAGAAATCTTAATTAGGCCAATATTACTATGTCCAATTACTCTATATATGATGTCTGCTAACTTATCTTTATATTCATTATTGAATAAATAATCTATTGTAAAGTTATCACACTCTTTGATAAATTGATTGTAAATGGTGTCAGCTGTTTTATCTGTAATAGAATAAGTTCTAAGTTTACCCGTTTTCATTTCTTTTTGCCAAGTAACAACTGATGGTATATTATCGGATTTATCGCCGGTTAATATTTTCTTAAAAATAAACTCATCACAATCTATTTCTGTAATACTTACCTTATTAGCTTGAACCCAACCAAGAATATTATCTTGATATTGATCTCTTGACATGTGTTCTCCGCCCATATTAAATAACATATCATCTTTAGACAAGCCTGAAGATGCAGATTCTATCATATCTTCTTCAAAGCCTTGATATGCATATAGAGATTTTCTAGTGTTGTAATACCATATTGTATGTGCATCGTTAGTTTTAGAGTAATTTACTAATTGAATTAAATCTCTATCCCCAGACCACACTATACATGATTTACCTCTATTATTAAGTGCTGTAGACCAACCAAAAATAACATCATCTGCTTCAGCACCTTGTATTTGATGTACGGTGACACCATGTGAAGCTAGTATCTTTTGAAATTCTTCATATACAAAATATACTGCAGTCCAATCTACATTAGAACTTTGTTTTCTTGTACCTTTGTATTCTGCTTCTGGATATAAGTCCTTGCGCCATGATTTAGAATCTACTGTCAATACAACATCATCAACAAACATTTTAAGTTTGCGCATTTCTGATGCAAAGTCAATTGATAATTTTCTCATAAATTGTGACTTTTGTTTGTCGTCACCTAACAATTTACCATTCTTTGGTTTTGGTAGAACGAATAATCTACTAAAAACAAAGTAATTACCGTCTATTAACAATGTGTGTTTTCCCACTTTCATATCTTATGATTATTATTACCTAGCCAATATACTAAAAATAAATGACCGGGTAAAATTATTTGCTGTTTATTTTTAATCTTTAACAATTCCTTGTACCTCATAAATACAACTTAACATTGTAATTACAGGATCTATTACATGTACTCTCTGTGCTTGATGCTTAGCTACCGAAATAATAATCTGTGGTATATGTTTGACTGATTGTAATTGTTCTTGTTGTATATATTCTACGAATTCCTCACCCATTGATTGTAGAACATCATCTACTCTATTTGCATAATTACTAACAAGTAATTGATAGTTTTTAGCTGGATCAGATTCATTAAACACTAATTCAAACACATCTTTGTAAACTGAATTAAATTTCTTAACATCCTCTAGTGTTATTTTTTTTGTTCCTTGTGTTTTATATCCTTGTAATTTATTTAAAGTAGATCTTAGATCTGGAAAGTTTCTACGAACAAACTCAACTAATGCTGGTTTTTCAATAGTCATTTCTTCTTTACCACAAATCTCATAAACTCTTCGAATGTATTTTTTAGTTAATTCTGTTTCTTCTTCTTTGTCAAAATCAAAATCAATAACTTCAAAACGAGATAAAATAGGATCTGGTAATTTATTAATATAATTACATGTTGCAATAAATCTAGAATTAGATGCAAATGTTTCCATAGTAGCACGCAATGCTTTAAAAAATTGATCTGATACACCATCAACCTCATCTAGTATTACTACTTTAAACATACCTGGTTTATCCATAATAGAAACAGTAGAGCAAAAATCAGTAATTCTTGTACGAATAACATCAACCGAGGTATCTGTAGATGCATTTATATAAAGGTAAGGTAATTCAAATTGATTTACAATTGCCTTCGCACATGAAGTTTTACCAGTTCCAGGAGAACCCGATAATAACATATTTTGAACTAATCCGTCTTTAAATTTAGACATTACTCTATCTGGTAATATTAACTCTTCTAAATTCTTTGGTCTGTATTTTTCTGTAAAAAGTTGATTCACTGATTGCATATAGTTATATTGTTTACTGGTTATACTAAATAAGCGCTGATTTGTTTCAGAGATAAATATAATATATGGCAAAATCATATTTACATATTATTCTTAATCGAACAAACGGTCCAAATCCTCGCAATCGATATGGTATTATACTTGCACCTTTACAAAAGTTTTATCGTAAATTTTTAGTAGAACACAGGCATGTTAGAAAGTGGGCTAAAGACGACAGGGTTATAGAGTGTATTCTTAAAACACAACGGCCAGTTAAGCAAACAAAATTAGAAGAGCGTGGATATTGGGATAGAGAATCTCAAAGTTTAGTAAATTACAAAACGTTAGAATCTAATTACAATACACTAAAATGGAAATGTGCTATTAGTTTAAAACCAATAAAGGCTAAGTTTATGAATTTTGATTTAAAAAACTTTATACATCCAGAATATTATGATGTATTAGACGCGCCTATGGTGGACAGTCGTATATTAAAATCTTCTATTGAGTTTCGCAAGAAATGCAAAAAACTCCTACTCGAAGAACGAGAGGAGTTTCTTAAACTTGCAAAAAAAGGAGCCAAACGCTCCCTTTAGTGTTATTGCATCAAAGCTTTAAATTTATCAGCAACTGACATACCTTCATAAAGTTTTACTTTTTTAGGTAATGTTGATTTGATATCGCTTTCTTCTAAAGTATATCCACCGCAATCTTCATCTCCTGGACAAATATCTTGATCATGACCTGATACCGCAGCTAACTTTAAAATAGCATCTTTTTTACCAGTATACGTTAAACTATCATATCCCATATCCCAATATGTAGATTTGTCACCGGAAGCGATTGCAACCTTAACGCCTAATTTCTTAGCTTGTGCCTTTAAGTATTTGTAACCATCTTCATCAGCGTCAAACGCCATTAGATCAGATAACGTAGCTTCTTGTATTACTTCTAAATTTTCTAATTTATTTACTGAATTTTCAAATTCTAGTAGTTCAGCTTCTAAAACAGCAACATAATCACTATCTAAGAAAGATTCCCATGATTCTTCTTGTAGATCTTCTATTTTTTTCTGATACTGTGCCTTTTTAGCTTCGTCGTCGGTTCCATCTATAAGCGCCTTATATCTTGTAATTTTACCTTCTTTGCTATTTTTAGCCTTTTGCTCATCAGTTAGTTCAGTAGTTCCTACTATTTTTTGAACCTTTAAAGATACAGTTTTGTTAGCATTTGCTATCTTTGTTTTTAATTCTTCTATTCTTTCGGTGTTTTCTTCTAATTCAGCTACTACAAGTTCAGCTTCTAATTTTACCAATTGTGCTGCAGCTTTTTTAGGGGCACTTGCAGGTTGACCATCTGGTCCTTTTTCATTTTCTAAAGCGTCAATAGCTTCTTGAGCCTTAGTTACTTCACCTTTAGCTTTTTCTATTTCTTGTGCCTTTTTATCATCTTTTACATCTTCACCTTTAGCACCTTCACCTTTAGCACCTTCACCTTTAGCACCTTCACCTTTGGCGCCATCTATTGTAGTATCTTGTGCTTGAGCTCCATTTTCTCCATCTTGTGCAGCATAATCTTTTAGAGATTTACCATCATCTGAGATTCTATCTTCTAAAGTTTCTATTTTTAATTTTAATTGTTTTGCTTCTTCACCTGACGTAGCTTTTAATACTATTTGTGCAGCTTGTAATTTAGCACCATTCTTTTTAAGGTTGCTATATAATTTAAGAGGTTCACTAGTTGCTAAGTCTTTCATTCTAGCTTCGATTGCATCAACGGTATCTTTTAATGCTTGGTTCTTAGCTTTATTGGCTGCGTCTAAAGTTTCTGCTCTCTTTTTATCTTTACCATCATCATTTGATGCTTGTTTCTTTTTTGCAAAATCAACATTATTAATGGCCTGCTGTACTAATGCCTTTTGATATTTTTTTAAATTATTTTTTAATTTAGTAAATTTTATAGGATTACTTGCAAATGCTTTAATATTTGTTAACATATCGCCTAAACCTTCATCTACGTTATGAAAAGACGAGTGATCAACTAATTCTTCTAATAAAGATTCATATTCGTTGAAGCCTACGTGTATATTTAAACCCTCTTTAATATTATCTGATAGCTCTGATAATCTTGTTAAAATTGAATCAACGTCTTTTAGTACTTCAGTTCTTAAAGTTTCTCCTGAAACATCATGTGTAGTAGTAGTAGCATCCATTGATACTGATGTGTTTGTTGTTGGAGCAACGGGAGTTGCGCTAGTGTTATCTGAGGCTGCGTTTGTAGCAAAATCTTCTAATAACATTATCTTTTTAGTTAATTTCATCTTTGTTGTATTTTTTTAAAACTTAATATTAGATTATACTTTATATATCTCTTCAATTTTTTAAAAGTTTCTAACAAAAAAAAGACCCTCAAATTGAGGGCCTTTTAATATTTAAAAGTCTAATTTAAACTATAAATTATAGTGTAAATGCAGAAGCTTTTAGAGAGAACTTTTGGTATTGCTCAGCAGTATGGAAACCAGCTTCAACTAAAGCATATCTTGATTTCACAGCTACTTTAGGAGCCATAGTTCCTTCAGCGATCGCTTGTACTGATTCAGCCATTAAGTAAGGCATGAATACTAGACCAGGACCGTTTCCGTCACCTTTTCTACCAACTAAGATTTCTTTTTCACTGAAAGATAAGTTAGGGTCAGTGTATACATTGATACCTGCAACCGAACCTACTGGGAAAATAGCACCTGCAACTTGGTTGAAAGTGTTAGCCATTGGGTTTGGTACGAATCCTGCAACACCTTGTAATGCAGATGCAACTTTACCACCTACGACAGCGAAGTTACCAGCACCTCTTCTTCCGTTAATTGCGATAATGTTAGCAGCAGCTAAAATGTTTGTTAAGATTCTTCTGTGTGCATCACCTCTAGTTTCACCAGCATCTAAAGCTAAATCAAGCTCGTTAATTCCGAATAAATCAGTTTTAGCGATTTCTCTCATTTTACCTAAAATGTGTTGGTTGATTGACTGAGTTAATTCGTTAGTTAATACTGACTCAACTTGAGCTACAGCATCAACACCGAATTGTTTAAGATCTTGAATTTGCTCTCTTGTTACGGCAGCAGCAACTTGGAAAGTTTCAGCAGCAACGCTTTTAGAGAATAAAGATAGACCCATTACTTTGTCAGCAGTCTTTTCACCAGCATCTCTAGTGAAAGGCTTTCTGTAAAGGACAGCATCGTTAGCGTCTAATACATCTGTACCTCCTGAGAATCCAGGAATATGATCTTCTAGTGCAGCAACTAATTCTACATCACCAGCTTCAGCGCCAGTAAATAAATTTAGAACAGTTTCATTGTCAGCTAGTTCACTACCTATTGAATAGATTTTTGAACCATCGATTCTTGAAGTACCTACTTCAACTTCTTTTGTACCATCAACTGGAGCTTTTGCAGTCTTAACATAAGTTGGAGCTTGTGCGTTATCTACTCTACCACCTTGGTAAGTAAAGTCTAAGTAAGAAAGTAATCCCATTGGTCCAGCCATTGGTACTACTGGTACTAAGTCTAGACCGATAGTTTGTGCAGCAACTTGCATTGCCAAAGGCAATAATGTTGGTGCTTTGTCACCTGAACCAGTCTCACCTGCAGCGGCACCTTGTGAGATGCTACCTGGGAATGTTACTGCGCCCATACCTGAAAGGTTCATTGGGCCAGGGTTGTTTGATAAAGACATAATGTTTGCGTCTTCATACAGTTTGTGGTTGTGACAGTAAGTCGACATCCACGCTAATTTTTCTGATTCATTAATACCAGTTGCCTCTTCAATGATTGGCGCCCAAGTATTTCTGATCTCAGCTTCGTTTAATAAATTTGCCATTTTTTAATGATCGTTTTTTTAGTTTGTTGTTTAGTTAAAAACTCGACATACTTGGGTTTTCTGCTTCTGTCACCCTATCGTCGATTAATTTATATATCTTTATATTATTTGTTAAATCTCCTTTTAAGTTCGTTTGCGTAAGTAGACACATCATATAGTGTTTCTTGCTTTTTAACAACGTCCTTAGATTCTTTTACCATTTCTACTTTTTCCATTTTAACAGGAGCTTCTCTTAAATCTCTAGTTTGCCAGAAATTTGCAACTTGATACTCTGTGTTCAATGTTTTGTATTTGGATTGAGCTGTTATCTGATTTTGTTTAGCTTCAGATAGGTTAGCCCATGTTTCTGCGTATTCAGATGGCATAAGAGCAATGAATGTTGGTTGTGCACCTACATTTTCAACTATTAATTGAGATTCATTAATTCTAGATAAGATTTCTCTCTCTGTCATAAATCCTCTTTTTGTAACATGTTGTCTAACATTACGTTTAGCATCTTCATTTAGCGCGTTATATGCTTCTCTTGTGTTAGATGAAACTACTTTAAAGAATGAAGGACTTTCATTTTCTTTAATTTGTGCATTTTCAACTAATTTATCTAATTTTGAAGAGATTTCGTTTTTGTAAGCTTCTAATGGATCATGTGCTCCTTCTTCGCCTTCAGCTTCTTCTTCGCCTTCACCTGCATCAGCTTCTTTAGTTTCACCTTCTGGTCCAACTTCAGTTACGTCTTCTGCATCTTCTGCATCCTCGTCGCCTTCTTTAGCAACTACCTCGCCTTCAACATCACCTTCTGTTGAATTATCTCCAGCTTCAACTTCTTCTCCGTCGATTTCTTCAACATCTTTACCTTCACCTGCATCAGATACGTCGCCTTCTGTTGAATTATCTCCAGCTTCAACGTCTTCGTCTTCTATTTCTTCAACATCTTTTGCACCTTCATCAGATTCGTCAACTTCTTCAGAATAGCTTTCGTCTTGAGATTTAGTTTCACCTTCTGGTCCAACTTCAGTTACGTCTTCTGCATCTTCTGCATCCTCGTCACCTTCTTTAGCAACTTCTTCTCCTTTAACGTCACCCTCTTCTTCATTATCTGTAATTTCTTCAGCAGATTCAACATCTTCTTCTTCAATGCCTGGGTTTTCAGCGCCATCTTCTTCAGTAACAACTGATTCGTTAATAGACTCTGCAATATAATCAGCATACTCAGAAACTGATTGTAAATTTTCTTTTAAGTATTCTACATAACTTACTAAAGTTTCGTGTGTCGTTGCACCTTCATTATGTGCCTCTGCTAAATAATTAGAGAAATCTTTAACTTTAGTAACTGCTTCTGCCAAATGTTCTGTGTATTGAATACCTTGATCTAGTTTTTCAGCAATGTTTTCTGAATAAGAAATAGATTGATCTGTTTTTTCAGCTACGTGTTCACTATATTGAATAGATTCATCTAATTTTTCTGCCAAATAACCAACATAATCTGATAGTTTGTTAACACTTTCTACGATATGATCGTTGTGAGAAGTTAAATTCTCAACTGTTGTATCTTCACTAGAAGTTTCTTCTTTAGCTATGATACCTTCTTTAATAGACTTGATTTCGTTCGCTAAATACTCTGAGTACTTGTTGAAGTCGTCAGCCTTTACAAATTCTGCCATGTTTTTATTTTCTTTTATTTGTGTTTTGTTAGTTTCTAATTCGTTTGTAGCTTGACCTTCATTGTTCATTTCATAAATCCATAAACCAGAATTATTATCGAAACCATAAGATTCGTTAACTCTTTTTAATTCTGCATTTTCAAATCCAGGATCTGCAACCAGATCATAAGTAAATAATTGTTTAATTTTTACCTTACCATTGGATTCAACTGCACCAGCAGCTCTTGATGAAATCTGTAAAGGAATACCTGCATCTACAAGTGCCTTTGCTTGACGACCGGCGTCTGTATCTAATAATCTAATTTTACCTCTTACTTCTTTTGATTCTTTATCATAAGTAAGTTCTTCGATAATGTGAGATACGTTTTTAAGTGATGTGTCGAATGAAGTTGGATGATCTAATTCACCCAAAAGTTTAGAAGCCTCTATTTTCTGCTGAAGAGCCTCTATTTGAGGAACATATTCAGACTCGGTATAGATACGATTGTTTCTATTTTTTTGGTCAATTTGACCGAAAACACCTTCTAAAATGTACGCTTTCTCTTCATTCTGGACTGAACTAAGAGCAGATGACGACATCTCGACGATTAATAAATCGTTTGTATTTTTCATATTGATAGTTTTTCTATTTTTAATATATATCCTATTTTATTATTGAAATATCTTATTACAAATCTGCAAGCGGATCATCACCAGCTTCTTCAGCTTCTTCTTCTTCTTTTTCAGCGTCTTTTTCAGCTTGTGCAGCTTCAGCTTCAGTGTCTAAATAGTAGCCAACTAAAATATCCATTTCTCCTTCTGCAAACGCGGCTTCTCCATATTCTTTATAGAAATAGTCCTTGAATCCATCTTCAGTTTTTGATGATGTAATTGCTCCTAAGATTTCTGCAGCTTTAATTTCTGGACCTGAATCTAATTTTTGATCGTCTATATAGACTTTAGATTCTTCACCAGCTGATAAAGCTTCTTCCGAAATAAAGTCTGTAAATGTTTTAAAAATTTTCATAATCTATATATTATTGTTTTGTTCTGATATTACATTGCGAATGGATCTTCGGGCTCTGGAGCTTCAGCATCATCTTTTGCTTGTTTAGATTTAGCAGCATTATTTGCTCTAATTTCATCATCAGTAAGTTTAAGATATTTCTTAACTAAATACTCTTGATCGAAGTAATATTCTTCTTCCATCGTTTCTTGATTTGTAGTCATTAAACTGTCTCTCATTGATCCAATAAAGTCTAATCTACGTTCCATGATTTCCATTGTTTTTAATTCAGCGAATACGTTTTCTTCATTGAATCTTAATGCAACCTGTGTTTTGAATTGAGGATCGTTTGTAAATTCAGGATATTTTAAACACATTTGAATGTATAATGGTTTAACCATAATTTCCTGGAACACAGATCTTAAACGCTTAATAAATTTACCAAACTTGATCTCGTCTCTAATCATACCATCAGCCGCTAAGTTGAAATCACCACCACCATCTTCATATAAGAATCTTGAGTATGGAATTTTTGAAACGTGTTTTAATTTATCTGAGAAGTATTTAAGTGCTTCTGTATCTGAAAGATCTGGTCCTTCACCACCTAGCGTTTCAATTTCTGGCGTTTCTCCATCTTTAGAAGGTAACCAATATTCTTTGCTAAACTGTAGCATTGGTTTACCATCTGTTGCTAATGTTGCCGATTCCCAATCAAAATCTACAGTCTCTTTGTATGAATTCATTAATTGAGCAAGTGATTGTTTAGCCCTTGTTTTAGATTTACCACCGACTGGAATAATAAACTTCATTCTAAATGAAGCGTTAGTCACTGCCCAGATTACTCTGGTGTGTTCCATAATTCTAAGCAAATTAAACGATCTAGTTAATCTTTCAATATATGAAACTCTAGATGCAGTAGTTATTGATGAATAAGATAAGTATATTACTTGTGAATCGTATAATTTTCTTTCTTTAACCGGATCATCTTTATATTGTACCCAAACTTTCTTACCGTCCTCGTGATTATATCCTGGTATTAATGTAACAGGATCAAGTTCTTTAAATCCTATTACTTCTTTTTGGTCTGGGGAATAAATTATTTCGAAAGTTAAATAACCATCTATTAAGAATTTTCTAAAATAATACCACGCAGATTGATCAGAATTAAATCCAAAATAATGATATATTTGTCTAAAATATTTATTAAGATCTTTTTCAACATCTGATGAAACATCTAGTCCTAATATTTCAGGTTGACAGAAAAAATTCTTATCGTCATATACTACAGTCTCGTCACATAAAATGTCAAGAATGTCTTCTACTTCGTCATTTAAAGAAAAACTTCTTAATTCGTCTCTTTTTGCTTGATAATCTTGATCAAAAAATGGAATATTTTTCTTAAGATTGGTATCTGTCATTGACATTGCAGCAAATGCTCCATAAATGTCATCGTTATCGACACCGTATGGATTCATTTGACCATATCCGATCTCTGCTTCCATTGGTCCAATCGCCTGAGATTGTCTAAGTACTAAATCATCATAGCGCATACCAAAACTTGATAGCGTTTTCAATGAGTTTGAAAGGCTAAACGGGTTTGAACTATTACTTAACGGTCCGTTTCTGTCGGTGAATCCTGCCATATTGTTTTATTATTATGTTCTTTTTTATATATCTTATTTTTTAAGGTGGTTTCTAAAGGCATATTTTATCTTACCAATAGTCGTTCCATTTAAATCAATAAAATCACAAAGAACTATTTCTGCCCAATGTTCATAAGACACTATTTTTTGATTTTTTTTAAGTTGAGGTATATATTGTCTAATTGCAAAATCTAATCCAAATCTCTCTAAATATTTTTTAGCACCTTCGTATGTGAATTTTATTTGCCCTTGATTTTTAGCGTTATTACTGCTTTTACCTTTAATTTGTGATTTTATTTCACCTTCCATTGTATCATAGATCATATCTAACATGTTTTCTTTGATTGCAACTGGAAGTAAATTTAAATTAATTCCTAAATCATTACCCGCTTCAGTTGGATCTAATGCAAGTACTACAGGATTAGAATCCCACCAAGGTAATTTTTCCATATGCTTAGGCTTATCATACCTAAATACATGTATCATGCCTGTTTTAAATGGACGTATATGATTTGAAACTGAATTTTCTCTAATAGATTTAGAAGATTTAAAAAACCAATCTTCAGCCTTTTTTCTAGCGCGTAGTTTTCCACCAGCTTCCTTAGATAATTTCTTTATGTCTTTTTTAATTTGACCCATTACTTAAGTGTCTTTTCTGTTAAAACAACAAATCTCCAACCTCTATTTTCTGCCCAAGCTTTCGCGTATGCATACTTATCTCGGTTTTTAATAAATTGTTCAGCTAAAAATTTATATGATTTTAGTGCCTTTTGACTTCTTTTTTTAGGAGGCTGTGGTTTTTTAATTTGTGCCTCTGGTTTTACTTCTATTAAAAATTCTTCAAATCCTTCATCCGTTTTTGTTTTCATATAGAAATCAGGATAATATTTATGTTCCCTTTTGTCAGCTGACCATATATATTTAATTTCTACTGGCTCACTGGACCATTTTACAACACTATCTTTAGTGTCACACATTATCATAAACTTACGTTCCCACGAGGATCTGTATATGATCGGAGATGGACCAATATATTTATCAGGATTAGTTGGGTTGAAATATCCTTGAACAAATCCTGAATTTCCTGTGGGTTTTAAGTTTTTTATTGACATTTAAATATTGAACATGCCATTGCCATCATCACCACCTTTTCCTGTAGTAATTCTATCTATAGACATCGTGTTTTTATATTTTTGGGGATGAATTTTATTCCAACCTTTAGCATATCCTCTTTTTGCTATTTCTGTAAAATATGCAAATGCATTGGTATATTTAGGGTTAAAGTTACGCCAATATTTTAATAAGTCTAATAAAGCAAATTGTAAACAATCGTTTCTATCGTCTTCGCTTACATATGTTAATTTTCTAATTGTTCTTTCAGCTAAAAGAACTAGCATTTTTTCTGCTGTTGGTGTTAACTTATCGTCTTGCTTAGATTCTACAATCGCATTGTATAAATCTTTATTATTTAAATAGTTCTTTTTTCTGGGCACGTTATATAGTTTTATTTATAGTTATACAAAAAAAAGCCCGTTTGTTTCCAAACGAGCTCTAGTTTAAAGTTTATTGTTGGTAATATTGTTAATAATTACCAAAAAGTATTTATATTCCTGTACCCGCAGCTAATTCTATTCTAAATTTTTCAATTCTAAGCGGTTCGTCATTTGCAAAAACAGTTAATGTGTCATCTTTTCCAGCTGCCGTGTATTCTACTGCGTCTACTTTAATTGAATCACCTTCTTTTAAACCTTCTGCTGCTCTAGAAATAGTAGCATCTAAATAACCGTCAGAAAGCCCAAGTGAACTTTCATTATTTAAATCTTCAATTTCTTCAGAAATTCTTTTAATTTCAGTATTAAGTAAATTATCTGCAGCTTTAATATCTGGTAAATTTCTATTGGCTTCAGCTAAGCGGCCTTTCTGATCTTTTAAGAAAAATATCATTTCTTGCATTAATGATAGTTTCTTTGTTTTTTCTTCTCTTTTAGATTTGAAAGATTCTAATATATCTTCTACCATGAATGTAATATCTTCTCCTGTTTTTTCAGCAACGTATTCTATAGCTTCATCTGCTAATAGTTTTTTAAACGCTGAAATTTTAGTAGATTCGTTTAAATCAAATACAAATGTATTATTACCAGACCTCATTGCCACGGAAACAATATTGTTATCTCTAGTTTCAGTAACGAAATCTAATTTTTTATATAAACTTGCATTTAATGTAGCTAATTCAAATAAATTAAATATGGCTTTGTCTTCGTATCTGATATAACCTGAACTAAAAACGCTTTCTGATAAAGGTAAACCTTGATTAATTAACATTTCGATGTTATTAGCAAAATATTTATTCTCTTTGATGTTGTATGTAAATTTTATAGCTATTGAAGATTTTTTAATCTTCTTTAATTCAGATTCTAATAAAGTTAATTCTTCTTCAACCGTAGATACTGTAAATTTGGTTTCTGAATTAAGTGAAACTGTTTTTTTAGATTCTTTTAAGAATTTAATTTTACCTTCTAATTCAATAAGAGTATTAAAAGATTCTAATGCAGCTTCTTCTACTTTAAATACTTTAGTTTTATTATTGTAATCATAATAAAAAGAAATTGAGTTTTCTTCAAATGAAAACATGTTTGTAGCTTCAACAAGCGAGTTAAATGTAGGATTAACTTCTTTAGTTAATTCTATGTTTTCTCCTGTCATTTTAAAGTTATGTCCAGCAACACTAAATATTGTAGTGCCTTGATCTTCAAGTACTGGAGATAAAATTGCTTTATTTAATTTTCCCATTTTTTTGGTCTTTGATTTTAATTATATATCTTTATTTTATTGATCGAATGGCAACTCAGTACCATCTACGTCATATTTGTCACCCAACATAGAGTTGTTTTTTTGATTTTCTAGATCTTTAAATCCCCTTTCATTTAATCCACTATTACCTATAGTAAACATTCTGTTAGATTGTTTTTTTCTTCGACTAACTCTTTTTAATTGTGTTTCAGTAGTCAATTGATTGCCTAAATTCAACGCTGAACAGTCAATGTCTGTTGCTACTAGAGTCCATTTATTTCCATCAGAAGTCCACTTTGAATTTGTATCACAATCGTAATATTCAAATGGAGGTACAGTTGGATCTAAGAATCCGTTAGGATCTCCATAATTACCTGTGATTCCATCTGCATGCGACGTTCTTGTAAATTTCTGGTAAATATCTTCTTCAAAATCAAACGCAGGTATAAATGAATTTATTTCTAAACTAAACGTTACTTTGTGATTTTCTTTATCGTCGAATGAATATTCTACTGGTCGTTCTTGTGTATAATCATCGGGCATCATATATTCTGAACTAATTCTATAAGTACCGTCTTCTAAGTGACCTGCATCAACATGATAAAAATTAGCTTTATACATTTTTTTGACAATAGCTTCTGTTACTTTGAATAAATCTAATTGACTAGAAACTAAAATTTCAACATCAACACCAAGTACTACTGGAATCATTTCAAATTCTGCAACAAAACCTTCCATGAGGCCGTGTTCATTTATCATAGAATAATTACCGAGATTTCTTTTGTTAATTAGTTTTGAAGGATCAACATTAAATGAAGTTAGATTTACAATACCCCTCGGTACTTTATCATAATTGCCATCTGCGAATTGACCGTCAGGTTCACAACCGGGTCCGTTTACATTTGAAAATAAGAAACTATCTTTCATGAAATTCTCATCTCCAGTAACTGAATAAAAGAACGGTACATCAACTATTGATCTTTCATCATTAGAAATTTGTCTCCAAAAACTAAGTTTACTATTCAAGTCTGCAAGTAACCCAACAACAAGATGTCGAATAACTGAATCGTCTTTATTAAATTTTAAATTGTATGTCGCCATTAGTTATATATCATTTAAAATATTCGCAATCAGGATCATTCCATGGGGAGCTTTTAAGTAATAAATCCAAATCTATATTGTGTCCAGTATTATAGTTAAATCCTCTTAGAGTTTTTAAATCTAGATTCGTGTATTTATTTAAAGAGATCATATTGTGTGATCTTCCAATAGACTGATAATAATCTTCATATTTAAAATCACGACCTATTACGTTATTTCCAAGAATACACCTAACATTGGGTATTCTATATGCATCAGAAGCGATTAAACCGTGTAAAGAAGACGAAATAATATTTTTGCATGATAATAATTCGTCAATGAAATGATACACACCTGACGTGATGTTTATGATTTTAACGCCTGCGCTTTCTAATTTTTGTAATAATTTTAAAATTTCAGGATCATTAAAATCAGCATAGTGCGGAATTATACCGAATTCATGAGATTTTTCTATAACGTTGATTGGATTGTATATTTTTGGAAATAATAGTGCAGGATCTCCATATACTTCTGGTACCTTTATTCCTTTAGAAATTAATTTATTTCTTGTCAAAGGTCCTCTAACTGCATATATTTTTTTAGGATTTTCTCCTATTGATCTACCATCAATAATTCCACTTCCCCATACTATATCATTTGGTTTAGTAAATTTCATTATGCTTCCAATCGCCAAAATCTTTCCATTTTTAAAAACTTGTTTGGCTTTTGGATCAAACCAAAAAACATGTTCAGGTTTTATCTTATCGCTTTTTGAAAAGTATTTAATAACGTGATATGATATGATATCTCCCCAATTTTTACTAGGATCTATTTGTATAAATTTAGAATCTTTATTATATTGATATTTCATATATCATGTTATTCAATGTTTTCTATTGTAAATTTAGAAAAGCCGTTTTCTCGATAAATCTGTATCTTTTTATCGAAGATTTCATGAGGTAAAACTGAATGATTAATCACAAACGTATTTATTTTATTTTCTTTAATGACTTGATTTAATATTTTAAGAATATTATATACACCGTCATGATCGACTGAAGATAATAATTCATCTAAGAATAACAAATTTAATTGTGGAAATCTTAGTTTTAATATTTTAATAATTGCGATAATAATAATAAAATCTGCCTTTTTTCTTTCACCGGTGGATAAAGTCATTGGATTAATTTCTTCACCTAGGTGATTGATAACACAATTAAACTTCTCATCAAATCTTATATGAAATTGCAAGTGCATAGTTTGAGCCATGGCTGCTATGTTTGTATTAAGACCTGGTAAAATAGTTTTAACAGCTAAATTTTTAACACCATCTTCTCCTAAAATCTGCTCTACCGTTTCCATAAAATTATAGCTAGCATTTAATTCGCCAACATTCTTAGATTTTTCTGCTTCTTTATCTTCAAACTCTTGAATTAAATTTCGCATATGATCAAAGTCAGAACCAGCTGGAGTATCTTTTATTTTAAGTAATTCAGATTTTAATTGTCCCATAACTACTTTGTTATCTCTAATTTGGTTTTCTAATTCTAACTTAGAGTCTCTAGCATCAGTTACTTTTTCTGATATGACATCCATCTCTACCTTAAGAGATTTAATACTATCCATATTAGTTTTAATATTTTCTTCAAATTCGCACTTTTGGTTATCGTGCCATTCTGTATCTAATTTGGTTTCACATGTTGGGCAATGGCCACTTTCATACAAAGACAATTTCTTTTTTAAATAATCTATTTCTCTTTTAATATCTTTAGCATCAGAATGTTTATCGTTATATTGCGAATTGAACTTATGCATTTCACCTTCTTTTGATTTTCTAGTATCGTCTAAATTTGTTACGACATCTTTTAATGAAAGTAGCTGAGATTTTAATTCTTCTATTTTAGATTCATTGGCGCTTGCAGATTCAACAAGTAATGTATTTAATTTACCCTTAACTGAACCAATAGAATCTATGATTTGTTTTAATTCTGCATCGTATGAATCGATGTCGTATTTAATATCTCTCCTCTCGTCTTTGATTTGTTTTTGCATATCATTAAGAATAGAGAAACCAAACATTTTATCGATAATTTGTTTTTTATCTTGATTAGACATCGTTAAAAATGATTTAAAATCATTTACTGATAAAATAATTATGTTTTTAAATACATGATATGGAATACCGAATACTTCTTCTTCTAAATAGTCTTGTACAGATTTTTTACCTGCTTTATCAAATTCAACTCCATTTAATTTAACACTAAATTTATTTGGCATTAAACCTCTTTCTATTTCAACTTTCATTGATTTACATTCTAAACCAATTTTAACATAAAGTTCTTTGTTAATTCTATTTGGTAAATCTGATAACTTAACACCTTCTACTTTACCATAAAGCGCATAGATAATTGCATTGGCAATAGTAGTTTTACCATCGCCATTTTTACCTAAAGTTAAATATAACTTTGATTCATCTTTTTCAAATTCTAATCTTTGAGTTTGATTACCATAAGATGAGAAATTTCTAAATTCAACGTAATCTATTCTCATTGTTCTATATCGTAATTATATGCACATTGAGTGTACAATTGTTTTAATTTATTTTTTAATTTCTGTTTATTATCGTCTTCTTCGTTTAAGCCATCAACATACATATTACATAAATTAAGAATGTTGTAATCTTTATACATTTCTTCTACTTGATCTAGATCATAAAAGTCTTTATCGATGTAGTTTTCTTCTTGATAAATGTTCGGTTCTAACTTT